GAGGTGGTCTATATGCAGTGATGATCACACGAATATCTTCAGCATCTTGACCTTCAGCAAGAATGATTGGTTGTGAGATATATTTGTTGAAGAGTTTACCACTATCAACGCTTCTCACATTGAACAGATTTGTTACTGTTGCACTTACAGTATTACCTGTATTCTTCGAAGACATATTGCTGTTATATGCAATAACGAGTTCATTGTTGAAGAAACCGTTCGCTGACATGATATAATTGCTTCCGTCTACAGATTCAACAATCAAATTTGCACCAGAATTTTGACCAACAAGTCTGTCAGATACATTAATTGTTCCGTTTGCTGCTGTTGTCAATGATAGTGTTAACTTATTGACGGCACTCTCTCCTTTTGTGTTTGCGTTGATAATATTATCAACAACAATAGATTGTGTCTTTGCAAGATCAATGACAGGAGACAGATAGTTTGTTGTTGTTGACATGCTAATTCTAAGATTGCTTGATCTGCTACCTCCTAGACTGTCTTTTTCGTATGATCTTGAAAGAATAACTTTTTCATTATCAAACTCATAATTTTGACTTTCATTTACTGAGATGTAGCTATCAAGTACTCCTGTGTTATTTGCTGTTGTTCTAACTTCAAAACCAACAGTTGTCTTGTTAAACTTGATATAACTTGGCTCAACGTCAATTGTAGAGTATCTTTGATTTGCAATGCCGTCGATTGTTGCTGTAATTTCAGTTGACACTCCGCGGATTGTATCACCAACATAGAAGTTACCACTTGATCTTACAAATTCTGTGCGATTTACACCATCAAATACTTTGTAATCTGATAGAGTTGCTTGACCAGTTCTCTTCAATGTAACAACTGAAGTGTTTGCATAGAAAGTTCCATTAGCATTAGCAAGCGATACTCTTTCGCCTTGAATATAAAGATTATTTGCTAGAGCATAGACTGAACCAGAGATACTTATGATTGCTGCATTTGCACCAGAATTTTGACCGATAAGCCTGGCTCCAACAACAAGCGCATTACCATCACCTCTGTTTGTTGTATTACCAGTCAATGTAAGTCTGTCGTTGCCTATAAATCTTTCACCATTCTTGACAATAGCAGAACTCAAGTTACCAAGAGTTGCTCTTTCAATTGGTTTATTACCAAGTACAACTTGACCCGTTACACCTGTAGAGAAAGATGCTCTATAGAACTTAATGAACAAGTCGATATCTGGTACCATATCCCAGTTTAAGTTATTGTTCGTTGTGTAGAATGTACCTGTCAACGGTCTTGCATTAACTTTTGTGTTAGTTCTAACGTCTGTTTCACCAACTCTTGATACCCAGAAATATGTGTCTGGATTCAAAGCGACAGTGTGAATGATAAATGCATACTGTGTGTCGTTGTACAAGAAAACCGGTGCTGGGAATGTAATAGTTGTTCCATTAGTTCCATTCTTTACATCGGTAGCAGAAGCAACATTCATCTGATCAGGTGTTAACCATACTTCAGAGAATGGTACTTGATTTCGTGTAACGCCACCGGCATTATCCATTTCACGAACTTCTACCCATACACCAAGTGTAGGATGCTTTGCAGCAAACCACATATCAAGTTTTGTTAAGAAGACACCTTCTTCACCTTCAGGTGCTTTTGGAATAAATGAATAACCAGAGCATGAAATGTTGTTTACAAAGTAAACTTTTGTCTGATCTTTTGTTTCTGTTAATGGTTTTGTTGTAACAGAAACAGAACGAGTTGTTAGAATTGTGTTTTGTTTTGTTTCACTTAGACCTGCTGCAACATATTCTTTCTTGGCATAACTAGAAGCATCTACAGCATTTGTTGGACTATCTGTTACAATAAGTTCTCTAGAACCCATTCTGAAAATACCAGGAGGTATTGTCAAGTTGAACCAAATTTCACCATTTGCATTTGATACCAAATTTGCACCTAGAGCATTTGTATATGATCTTAAAACAGTGTTTTCGATGTTTGCAGCTTCAAGATTAAATTCGCTTTGTGTAAGAGGTCTGACATATGAAGTCACACCTGTATTTGACATGTTTTCACCGTCAAAGAACACGAAGTATTTGGTGTTAGCTTTTAGACCTTTACCATTTACTTGAATTGTTCTTGCACGAATATAAGGTTTCAATGAAACATCGATAAGCTTAGAACCTATTGACTCAGACTTTTCTGTGAGCTTTGTTGTTGTTTCAACACCAGTTCTTGTTGACTTTGATAGTTCAGTAATTCTGTAGTCATTATCACTCACTGTTGTAAGTGATGCTACAATACCATTACCGGAAGCAGGTTTATTTACAAACTGTGTAGGAGAACCTGTAAACGCTGTTGGTTTACCCCAAATTTTAGGATCATTTGGATTACCTGTACCTGCACTTGAACCACCATAAAGTGCATCTTCATAAGTTTGACCAACAATTGTTGTCTGCCATGCGTTCCATGTTGTAGTTGTACCTTGTTGAACAGAACTAGGATTTGGACCAGCAAAGATAACTTCATCTGGCATAATGTCTGTATCACTCCAAACATCTGTGTCTGGATACAAGTATAGATTACCAATAAAGCGGTATGTAGAAAGCTCAATATTTCTGAATGTTGTTACTCTTGGCTGATCAATCAAAGTAACGTGAGTATATGGTAGAGTTATCAAATCACCAGTCTTTACAACATTGGTATTTGCAACAAGATCATAGTCAATAGAGTGCATTGTATATTGAGGTCGAATTGACAATTCTTTTGGATCTACTACAATCTTATATTCAAGATTTGATATATCACCATTGTTGTGATCACTGAATGTGTCTACGAAAATACCACTCTTAAATCTCTCAAGTCCATTTTCGTCTCTGATCTTGAGATCAGAAACTGCTTTTTCAAGAAGGTTCAAGCTTGTGTAGTATTCAAGATTTACAATTCTCTCTTTCAGTACGTTAATGTCACGCATTGTAAAGCGAATATTAGATGTCTTTATTGCATTACATGACAAGTCTCTTCTGCGGATTGCTTGTCCATAATTTGGAGCAAGAGAAGGATATGGTGCAATGTAAAGATTTGCCAGAGACATTGAGTTTGCAGGAATATCTGGTGAAATAGGTGAAGATGCTGGTACACCCTTTACGACAGATATAACACCGTTCTTATCTATTACTACAACGTCTCTTCTTGGTAGATAATATGAGAAATCATAATTGAACTGTGAAGAAGGAACAGGCAATCTGAATCCATTTGTATCAGAAATGAATGAAGATGATACAGAAGGATTTTCTGTCGCATCTGCTATAACCATGGTTGTCGATGCACCAGGATCATTCGCAGTACTTGTTTTTACTTGTCTAAAATCAATATAGTTTCTCAGATCATATGTTGTACCTGTTGTTGGTGACTTGTAAATCGGAATGTTTTCTGTTCTTATCGTTCTTGCAGCAGGTGAATTATCATCATCGATAGGGTAAGATTCAACAGAGAAGTATCCAAATCCTGGTGATGATGTTGGAATAAAATAGTCTAGTTGAACAAGTAGTCTGTCACTTGAAGTTAATGCAAAGTTAGGTTTGATACTGCCGTGTTCATAGTACATGTCTCTCTGACCGTTATCAAATGTAAACAATGATGTTACATCTGTGCCGTCTGAAAGACTTGTTGGATAGCTACCAGACTTTCTAACAATTTTTCTTATACGATAAACGTCAGCAAAACCAAGATTAAATGGTCCAACTGTGCCTGCTGTAGAACAATTGATCTTGACATATCTCTCTTGCGATAGATTTTTTGTAACTCCAGCACTATTAGTACGAACAATTTGATATGTAACTTTACCTGACATACTTGCTGGATATATTTCTTTCAAATCAAACGATAACTGACTTGATGTTGTAGAAACAACTCTCTTCAATCCAGTGTTACCTTTTGTTGTCAGATCAATTATATCACCTGCTTTGTAGACTTTGCTATATGTGTTTCCTGTTATACTAGAAGACACAACATTTTCCGTTAATGTGAGTGAAGTATCACTCACGATAGTAGAAATGTAATAAGTGTTAGCAATGCCTTGAATTTCAATCTTGTCACCGACATTATATTTTAAGAACTGTGTGCTTGTACCCGTAAGAATGTTTAAACCATTTGAGATACTTACAGTACCTGGTCCTGCAATGTTTACACTACTGTCAAGTGTAAATATAATTTCTCTCTTGTCGCTATCAGATAGATCGGAATCTGTACCATATGGAAGAGTTTCACCGATGCCCGTTGTGCCAAGAGTAAGAGTAACTGTACCAGATGTAGTAATAGGTGATACCGCAGATGTTCTCTTGAAATTGAATGTTGTTCTTGGATTATCAGAAGAGTCTCTCAAGTTTTTTACAGCATAAGAACCAACAGGATACAACAATGCCGATGTTGCTGAATCTCTTAAAACAGTTCCTGTTTCGTTTACATTTAATACGATGTCACCACCAAGTCCAGTTGTAGGTGCATATATGCTTCTTACGTTAGCAAAAGCATTTGTACCATTCATACGCAAATCTGTAAGATAAAAATCAACTGTTCCTGAAGGAGTACCTAAAGTACCAGAATTATACTCATATGCCATCATTCTGGCTGTACCAATAGAATTACCTGTTGGTGCGCCAGTATATAACTTGTTTGTTAGTCTCTTGTTTGCTATATCATATAATGCAACTTGTTGACCTTTATCATGATCAAGAGATCCAATAAACTCATTCAATGTGACATAGCTGCCCATTGATGCACTTGAAATTTGAGTGCTTACGTTTGAATATGTTAATCCTTTTTCAATGGTTACATATTCAGTAACAAGTTTATTTACTTCATAACCTTTAACATAACCAATACCTGGTTCAACACCTATTGACAAAAACTCATTATTACCTGTAGAGAGAAGTCCGCCATTGTTTGCTATGTTTAGATTTTCACGCAAACGAACACCTAGACCATGAACATAATAGTCACCAGACTCATCATACTTTTGCTTTGCCATTTCATCACGAAGAATATTGTACAAAGGTCTATCATAGATTTCTGTAACAATACCATCACGAATAGAGAACAACTGAATAAAATCTGGATTATCAATTGTTTCGTCAGGACCATATGATTGAAGAGAGATGTCTAACTGTAATCTGTCAGCACCTGGTGCCGAGTAGTTTGAAGATTCCAATGCCGGATCAAGAAGACTTGAGTCTTGAGATGCAGATATAATCTTTTCTGTGATAGTAAAACCAACAGTGCCTGAGTAATTTTGTGAATATGGAGAAAGAACAATAGATGATGTTGGGAAGTAAATGAAGTGTTCTTTTGCAAATAACACGCCTTGTTCAATGACAAATCTTGTGCCTTTACCTGTCACAGCATTTGCACCTGGAGGTACAGAGTTTACAACAAGCAACTTACCTATATTTGTAGTAAGTGTATCGCCTGTTTGAAAAGTAACGATGTTTACATTTGATGTACCAGAACTTCTATAAGATACAAATATAGTCTTTGCA